GTAGAATTTTATAGTATTATCTTCTTTCATATTAAAAATTTACTTCTATGTTTACATTATGTTTTCTGATCCCATCGTATTTGAAATCATTATCTGCTACCATCTGGTAGGCTTCTTCACGAGTCCTTGCTTTGATATAGTAAGTCTCGGTTACAACGAACTCAGTTAAGCTGCGTTCATTGGGTTCAATTTCGGCGGTTGTGGTATTTTTATTCATTTGATTATTAATAGGTTAGGTAAGTGCCAATATTTAGTGCTTGACACATATTTTATATTTAGTATAATTAGGTAAGAGCGATACCGGTAAGACATCGATACTACCCCTTAGAGCGTAGCGAAAGTCGCAACGGAAAGCACAATTCATCTCGATAAGATGCGTGCGTTGTATGTGATGTGGATCAAGTGCGTTTCGAATGAGTTGCATATGTGACTTTTGATTTCGGTTTAAGGATAGGTGTATCTACAAGTCTAGATGAGACTTATCAATAGCATTACCAAGAAGATTGCGAAACCAGAAGTCAAGCCAATTAGCAATCCCTCTAAGAGAGCGAAAGTTTCTTTTGTTTTATTCATAGTAATATACTGCTATCTATTGAGCTTTCGGCGGTTGTAATTATCTTCTGTTTGGTTTCGTAATTTAATCCTTCTGAGCCGTTATAGAATTTCATATGCTCTGGTATCCATTGTTCCATCTCTGGATCGCAATCAAATTCACGATACCAGCATAGGATTTCGACATCTTCGACTTCTATTTCACTATAATTATGTGTAGCAAATCCATCTCCGTATGGGTGAGTTTCGGCGTTTTCTATTTCACTATAAGTAATCTCGCATTCGGCGAAGATACTGTAGTGATCATTTTGTAGTACTTCGACTGTTGTAATGTATGTTTCACTCATATTTATTCCTTCCAATTTGGGTTGCTGCTTACATAGATTCGACCTTCCGAGATCGTTTGATTATCGTAATGCTTAGCCATTGCGTCTATAACATCTTCAGTAAGATTTTGGCGGTCTAGGTCTCGATACCATTCTTCAAGCCCTTGTACACGCCTTACAGCGTCAATATAGTTAGGTTTTCTTTCGTAGCTCTTAGCGAACTCGGTTAGTTCCTTTCGGAACTTTTCTTTTTGTGATTGTTTCATAGTATTTATTCGTATTTATTTATATTAATTTGTTTAAGCAGCCAGCCATATCAGCTAGCTCTAATGTTAAAATAGCATTCTTTGCGGTTTCTATGCAAGGAAATTCCTTTTCACCGTAATCGACTTCAACTTCTCCAATAACTTTTGTAATCTTTACAATAGCTTTTGTTTTCTCGAAGCCAAAGGATTCTTTATTAAAATACGATCCGTTTTCACAATCTGGTACCGGTTCGTATGCAATAAATCTTATATAATCACTATAAGGTTTTATATAAATTTCGCTTTTATATACATCGCTGCACTCAGCAATGAATAAATCTTTTAAGATTTCTTTATCTGTTGTAATATTCATAGTATTTATTCTTTAATATATTTAATTTAATATTTGGTCCTTTGACTGATTGCAAGACTTTTTTTCATAAAAAAAGCGGTGTTTAAACCGCTTGTATTTTCATTATTTCATTTGCTTCTTTTATGCAAACTTCAAATAAGCTTTCATTGGCAACTTGTCGCTGAAAACCCTTAGCTACGCCTAGCCAGATGTTTTCGACTTTTCCGCCTTTCTCTTTATAAAGATCGTGTGCAATATCCGCTTGTTTAATATAAAATTGTATTTGTTCCTTTGTCATTTTGTTTTCTTTCTTTTATTTGTTATTGTTTATTTGATTATTGAAATTGCTATTAATGCAATGATTGCCAATAGGCTGGATAATGAGACAAAAACGGCGTTAAAAAGCATTTGTTCGCCGCCTTGGACTAATTGGTCGAGATTGTCTTTCATATTGTTTTTGTTTTGTTTTTGTTTGCTTCTCTTCTTTCGGCAATCTCTTTTAAAGATAAGAAGTTGTCGGTTTCTTCTAAAGAATTAAAATATAATTCTTTTCCTTTATTTTTTAATAGATATTTTGTTTTCATATATTTATTTATTTATTTTTAATTTATTATTAATTGATAAAAATTTAATTGAAGCATTATCTATTGCAAGGAAATAATGCTTCTATAAATCTTTATAATTCTTTTTTGATTTGATTATAGATTTGCGGCGGACAGTTGGTCCAAGTATTGTTTTTAATGGTCCAACCATTATTTAAAATAATTGGAATTGTTTTTTTATCGTCAATATAAGTATTCATTTTATTTATTTAGATTGTTTGTTTGTGTAATTGCCTAACATTAAACCAATCATTTGCATTAATTAATTTGCCGTTTAAATATGGATTATAATTCTTTTGATTGAACGAAACATTTAAACCTAAATGTTCAGCAATACCGTTTAATCTTTCTCTAGTTGTGGTTGTATTCCAACCAGCTAGAGACATATGCAATCCATTTTCTTTCCATTCGGCAATTTTGTTGCCGTGTAAATAGACTTTGCCGTCAATTGTTGCCGTATTGCCTATGGTTTTGTTTTTGCCGTTTGCTAATGCTTCAGCGATTTGTTTTGTTATTTTTCTCATATATTTATTTATTTTGATTAGTAAAAATTAAATGCGGACATCGCCGCGAAGCGATATCCTTATTAATCTTTAGTTATCAAATCCGCCTAGCTTATGCATTCTTTCATATAAGCTTGCAATCAACTGAATGTAATCAATCGGATCTTCAAATCCTTCAGTATCTTGTTCAGCTACTTGTCTCCAATGCTTTCTATCTAAAGCATCACCAGCTGGCTCGTCTAAAGCTGATGGAAGCAATTTGATAAATTTATCCTTTTCTAATAACTGAAATAACAAGTGGACCACAATATGATAACAAGTAAAAGGTAAATCTTTTTGTTCATTATCAATTCCTAAATGATCCCATATTTGATTTTCATTTAGATTATTTTCATTAATAAAATGAGATGCTAACAAGCAATAATCTTGAAAAGTAAAATCAGTTAAAACTGAATCAGCGAGATTATGCATTGCAACTGATAATTCTTCGTGATTTGCCGCGGCGTCAATGCATTTTGTTTCAATTAATTGATCAATAGATTCTTCTAATGAATCTATGAATTTAGTCATAATATTTTCTGATATATCAGAATAACATTTTTGCGTGAATTGTGATATTGTGTTTTTCATATATTTATAGGTTATTGTTAAAAGATAATTAAATTTATATTGGCTACAAAAACAGATTGCAAGCTTTTTTTTAAATTATTTTTAACGGGTAAAATTGATAACTCGCGGCGGCAAAATAACTCTAAATAAATGCTTTAAATATTGGACCATCAAATCCGGATAGGTGGCTATAAATATATCACTTTTCACAAAAAAGAAAAAATTATTCAAAACATAAGCAAAACTTATTGACAGTCTCAACTAATTGAGATTGACTATCCATTAGTAATACTTTTGCATACTATTAGCACAGCTTATACGGGGGGAGGCGGTCAGACAGTCGCACACATTCGTATACATATATACATATATTAGCCCTTAAAAAAATTTATGCCTCAAAAGCCCACAGACGAAGAAATCGAGCTCAAATCGAGCATACAAGAAGCCATCAAGGAGATAGCCGCCGACAAGGAGTTACAGAAGGTCAAGAGCTTGTCTCGCCACAATCCTATGAAAGTCGCGGAGATATTGTACTTGTACAGCATCGGTAAAAGCCAGACGCAGATCGTCAAGAAGTACAACATACAACGCTCTACGGTGATACAAGTGCTAGTTGATTACGCGGACCACTTGGGTCAATTGCGGGACGTAGCTGGTAAAATCGCGGCGAAGAACTATATGCAACTCAGTTCATTGGAGGAGGATCTAGTAGATAAGGTACGGGACCGATTGGAGAATGACCCAGAGATGGAGGTATCTTTCCGGGACCTCAAGGAGTTATCTATAGCAAAGGCTAACGCATTCCGGGAGACTATGACCACTAGAGGAGAGGCTACGAGCATATTGGAGGAGCGTAAGGTAATTACCCAAGAGGACTACGAGGATACCCTCAAGGCAGCCAAGGAGCGTCTGGAAGCAATGAAACGAGTTGACAACGCGGAGATAATTGAAGAGTCAGATGATTGATGAAGATTACGATGACCTCTTTGACCGCATCCGAGGAAACCTCGGCGAGCATTTTAGTAACTATATGTTTATAGTTATGGATGATGACGGAGATTTATTCTATGATTATACTAACCATAGGGTAGGACGTATGCTAATAAGCGAAACCAAAGCAGATATGGACGGGGACTTAGATGCCTTGGACATAGTGTGGGACGCTGAAGCCGAAGAAGAGGAGGAAGCAGATGGAACTGACATTTTCTAGGCATCCTTTTTTAGTACCTCCTACGGACGAGGAGATTGTTCTCTTAGCAGAGAAGGACCCAAAGTTACTAGAGGCTTTGTACCAAGCCCACGAGGGTAGGATACAAGCAGCTGAGGAAGACCCTATACGATACGGATTTGATTTAGCCGGATGGGAGAGAATGAGAACCAGTCTCAATAGGCAGAATGAGTGCTTAGTTCTCGGCGGAAATAGAAGTGGTAAGACCACTGGGTGTGCGAAGATGGTTATGCAAGCCGTTATGGAGAACAATAACGGACACATAGTGTGCTTCAGTCAAAACGCAGATACTTCCGTGAAGGTACAGCAAGCGGCGATATGGGAGATGATGCCGAAGGAGTTCAAGCGAAAGACTAAGAGTGTAGATGGTTACATTAACTTCTCTATGCAGAATGGATTCACTGGGAGTTCGTTTATCTTCCCAGATACTAAGACACGTGTAGACTTCAAGACTTATACGCAGTACAGCAACAATCAGACAATTTTAGAGGGTTTCGAGTTCGGCTTCAAGAAGCCTAGTGGTTTGAACCTAGGTGCGTGGTTGGACGAATACTTAGGAGATGCGGCGTTGGTAAACACCTTACGATTTAGATTAGCTACCAGAGATGCTAAGATGGTGATTGGATTTACCCCAATTGATGGGTACACACCTTTCATATCTGAGTACCTCAAGGGTGCCGAGACTTTACAGACTAGAGAAGCGGAGCTACTCAAGAACAAGAAGCTACCTATAGAGCAGTACAGTCCAGACAGAGATGCCGGGGTTGTATATCTCCATTCGGACGAGAACCCCTTCGGCGGTTACGAACGTATAGCGAAAGACCTTCGAGGTCGCCCAGAGGAAGAGATTATGGTTCGTGCTTACGGTATGCCCGTGAAGTCAATGACAAGTCTGCTACCATTATTTAACACAGAAGTAAATGTATTATCCGAAGTACCCAATAAATACGGAAGACAATTTCCAGACATCACTGATAAGTCCAACTATAGTTGTTATCAAGTGGTCGACCCAGCCGGAGCTAGAAACTATGTTGCAATCTGGGCTGGAGTTGATAGAGATAATAACGTCTTTATTAGACGAGAGTTCCCCGACCGTGATTCATACGGAGAGTGGGCAATTTTTGGCGATCCAAAGTGGAGATTCGGACCAGCCGCGAAAAAGGTGGGGTACAACGTAGAGGGCTACGTAGAGCTCTTCAA